TTTGATCAAATATTAATTCAAGAAGCTAAAACTCATGCTTTAATAGATGGTAGATTTGCTAATTCATATATTAAATTCTTAACTCAAAACAAACCCGATGGAACCCCATCAACATTAAATAATCCAACTTTAGCACCACAAGTAAGAGAGATATTAAATAGTCTAAAAGATTCTAATGATTTAGTTAACTACGCTGTTAATTGGTCACAAGGTAATGTTGCAGGTTATTCTAAATCAGATAGAAAAAAGTTTGATAACCAATTGTTTGATAAAGAAGTAGCGGCTAGAACATCTGCGGGTGCAACGCCTGCCAAAGCATTTTTAGATACTGTTGTTTCTTTAGAAATGGGTATGAAACTTAATGAGCCAATTGGTAGAATAGAAGATTTATTATCAAAACCTTTATCTCCTTACACTACAGAAGATTCTAAATTAGCTTTAGAAGTTTATGCAAGATTAGATAAATCAGGACTAGCGGGTATTTATTTTAAAGAAAACGATAAGAGTAAATATAAATTCTTTATTGCTAATGCGTTGGTTCAAGCTGGTCAAGATTATAGAGATGTTATTAGAGAAATTGGATCTATGGATTTTAGAACAAAAGAAATAGTAACTTTAAATGCTAACGATAGAAAAGAGTTACAAGGATATGCAGTAAACGCATCTTACGCACCTAACCAAGAATTAACTCAAATGATTGGAGAGTATTTTAAGAATACTATGCCAGAAGGTTCTGATTATGTTAAGGCCACAGGAGAGTTTATTGATAAGCATTATACTGATGTTAATGGTCGTTTAATTAGTAACTATAAAATTAAAAAGATTGGAGTTAATCCAGAGAACTATGATGTATTTAAAATTAACGCAATTGAACTACTAAAAGAAAAATTAAATACAGACAAAGATATTATTGAAGATTCTGAACTTATAGGATTCTTCTTTGATGAAACTAATGTTGATGTTTCGGGTACTGCTCCAAATGTAGATAGAGGGTTAGATTTAAACAACTACGAAATAATAGTTAATGATGAAAGAGATACTATTATGTTTAAAGAGAATCTTAGTACATCTTTAGATGTCCCTGCAACAGTCGAATACAAAGACGGTCAAACTGTTTGGTTAGAAATACCTATTAGTATTGTTAAAGATAGAATGAAAAAGAAACAAGCTTCTCAAGCTATTCTAGATGAGAAAGCAAGAATTGCTAAAGATAAAAAACTGAAAGCAAAAAGAAAACGAGAAAGAGAAAGAGAAGATATGGGAGTAGGCACAGGTAACTTAGGACAAGGAGAAATATATAAATTTTAAATACTATGACTACAAATATAAATTGGGAATTTATCTCAAGCTTAGAAGGTAAAGGTGTAAAACAAGGTTACGTACCTAGTGAAAACTCTGGTGTTACAATAGCAACAGGTTTTGATTTAAAAGAAAAGACACCAGATTTTTTAATTAACGACTTAGGTATATCAGAAGAAACTACAGGTTTCCTATCTAATTTTATGGGTATGTCTGGAGCAGAGGCAGAAGAAGTAGCACCTAATTTACAATTAAATGATGCTCAGGTAAAAGAAATAGATAAAGCTAGCCACTCTTGGTATGCAAATCAAGTTGTAGCAACTTATAATAAACACAACCCTGTAAAACCATTTGAAGAATTAACACAAGCACAACAGACAGTTTTAGTATCTGTTGGTTTTCAACATGGTACTTCTTTTACAAGAACTGACGGTAGTGATATGAATTATATCAAACAAGCCGCTAGTGGAGATTGGGACGGAGCATTAGCTAACCTAAGAAACTTTGGAGATGAGTTTCCAACTAGAAGAAATAAAGAAGCAGATTTATTAGAGAACGAAAAAAAAACTCTAGCTAAACAATTTAAACCTACAGACACTACTAAACAAAAGTATCTATGGTCAGAATTACCAAGTGTAAGTAGAGGTTTATTTTTAGATGACGCATACAATGATAGTGAGTACCAAAAGTATATAGAAGAAGGTTCTACATTTACCGCAGGTGTTAAAGCGGCAATAAGAGAAAATACAATACTAGCTAACGGCTTTGATATGTTCTTTGCACCTACGTTTGTTCAAGAAGATGGTTTTAGTTATGAAAATAATTTAGAAGAATTTAGAGAAACAATTAAAAAATATAACCTTAATAGTAGATATGCAGAAAGTCTTGTAGGTGCTGTAAATGCAGGTCATCTAGAATATTTAGGACAAAAAGCAGGTAGACATCAAAAAAATGCTGAAATCTTATCTAACATGGGTTGGACAGGTACAGCCTTACAATTAGGTTCTTTTATATTAGATCCTGTTAACATCACAGGTTACGGTGCTTTAAGTAAAGTAATGAAAGGTACTCAGTTTCTTACAGGAGTATCAAGAAGACAAAACTTTCTTAGATCAGGATTAGTTTATGGATCTATGGAGGGAGCTTTATATGCTCCTGTAGCGGCCAATAACCCAACAATGGGTATCAATGACATAATAATAGCGTCAGCTTTAGGTGGTACTCTTGGAGGGGGTATCTCCGCAATAATGTCAAAAAGGCTTAATAATGTAGCTACTTCTATTGAAAGAGCTGACATAGAGGAGAATGGATTAAAAACAACTCCTAAAGCAGACAATACAAAATTTAAAAACACTAAAATATCTAAAGAAAACAAAAAGCTAGAAAAAGAATTAGCTGAAACAGATATTGATGGAATAGAATTATTCTATCCAAAATTAAGAAACATACCTTTCTTTGGTTTCAGTATGACAAGATCTGGAACTTTAGGAACAAGTCTTTCTAAACTAACTAAAAAGTTTGGTTTTGAATCAATGGAAGAACCTATTGGTTGGACTAAAGGAGATGGTAAAGCTGTAGTACAAAGAGAAACAGTTGAGGCCATAAGGGATCAAGTTACTATGGAAACACATAGTACAGTTTACGGTATTGTAAACGATGCTATGGAAGGCTACTTAAAATCTTTAGGTTATGGTGGTACAGCTATAGGTAAACTAAAAGGTTTCTTTCAGTTTAAACATAAAACAGATTTTATGGTTAAAGTTAAAAGAGCCATGATTGCTTTATCTAGAAAAGATAAAAGTGCGGCTGATATAGAATTATTAAAAGATGCTAATGTAGTTAAAGCGGCTGAGGGCTATGCAAATGGTTTTCAACTGTGGGCTAAGAAGTTAGCAGAATCTGGCGTTGAAGGTGCTGAGGATTTAGCGGCAAACACAGGTAGATATTATGTTCCTAGAAAAATTAGTTTTGAAAGCTTTGCGTCTTTAGAAGCAAAAATAGGTGAGCCTGGAATTGAAGAATTATTAGTTAAAGCTATTACAAGTGAACAAAAACTATTAAACAAATATGATAATCCTGCAACTAAATTAAAAGGGAAAGACACTACAGTAAAAGGTGTTGATGGTAAAACAGGAGAAGTTAAAGATGTTAAAATACCTTTAACTAAAGCTAGAGCTATGGCCAAAGCAATTGTCCAGGCGGCTAAGTATAATAGTAGACATGGTGGTTTTGATATTGAACAACTTATTAAAATTAAAAGTCCAGAACTATTAAGAGAATATATAGATGATGTATTTTCTAATTTAACAAAATTACAAAGAGATGATTTATTTAATGGTCTTAAAAATAATATAAGTCTTTTAACATCAGGAAGATTCTCAGAAAGAATTAGATTAAACGAAAACTTTGAAACTACAATAAATAATATTAATGTTAGAGTAGATGATCTTTTTGAAAATGATATAGATTTACTTTGGCACTCATACACAAATGAAATGAGTGGTTGGTATTCATTATCCGAAAGAATGGGTATTAAAAGTAGAAACCAATGGTTAAAAACAAAGAACGAATTATTTAACGATATTGATAAAGTTTACAATGATCCTAAAACTAATGTAGCTAAAACTAAAAATGCTACACAAAGAGGATTAGGTAACAAGTTTATTGCACAAGAAGAAAAAGATACAATCGATAGTTTCTTTAATAACATTATGGGAAGATCTACTGAAACAGGAGATCCATCATTTGGTGCAAATAAAGTATTAAGAGATTTAAGAAGGTTTAACTTTATAAGAGTACTAAACCAAGTAGGTATAGCACAGCTACCTGAGTATGGTGTAGCGGTATCTCAACAAGGTTTTAGAACTATGTTGAATGAAGTGCCTTTCTTTAGAAAGTTAGTTGATGATGCTCAAGCGGGTAAAATAGATGATACTTTCTATAACGACATGGCTATTATTGGTGCATCTAATGGAGATGATTACTTATACAGATTATATCAAGCACATGATGTTTTAGACAGAGGGATTTCTAAATTAGATAGTCAAGCTAGTTTTGTATCAAAACCTGTAGCTAATGCGGCAGAAAAAGTAACAGGATATACTTCTGGTTTAATTAAAATAGATAGCAACCAAAGAAAGATTGCTATGAGATTATTTGTTCATAAACTAGCAGAAGATCTTATAGATGTTTCTAAAGGTGGAAAAACTATAGATGCTATAAGTAAAGGTAGATTAAACAGATACAGAGTTTTAGGATTAGATGATGCTGATCTTGTAGCTTTAGCAAAAGAATTTAATAGTCCTAATGTAGTTACTACAAGTAACTCTTTAGGTCGTAGAGTTTTATCATTTGATTTTGTAAAATTTAAAGATCAAGCTTTAGTTAAAAGATTTGCAATAGCAACTAACAGATATACTAAACGAGCTGTTCAATATAATTTTATTGGAGATACGAGTAGATTTTTCTCAGACAATGCTTGGGGAAAAACTATGGGTCAGTTTAGACAATTCGTTATGACTGCTTGGAACAAACAGTTTTTACATAACATGGCTATGGCAGACCAAGCAACAGTAAATATGTTCTTATATACTTCATTTATTGGAGGAGCGGCTTATATCGCTCAAGCTAACTTTAATGCTGTTGGTATGTCTAAAAGTGAAAAGAAAGCATACTTAAAAAAGAAACTTGGAGAAAAAGGCGATTACAGTAAAATTGGAATTGCTACTTTTCAAAGAGCAGGTTGGTCTTCGGTTATGCCTCCTTTCTTAGATATGATTATGGGACAGGTTGCACCAGATCACAGATTTAATACTAGATCATCTGGTCAAGAAATGAATTTAATAACAGGTAATCCTACTTATGATTTAATAGGTAAAATATTTCAAGTTGCAGGATCTGGATTAAAAGCAACGAGATCTGACTACAATTTTAGTAAACAAGATTTAAATAGAATAATGAGATTATTTCCATATCAAAACTTATATGGAGTTAACCAATTCTTAAACTTTGTAAGAGATCATTCTGGCTTACCAGATAAAGGTCAACAAGAACTATATTAACAAACAGGAAAACAAATAAAATATGGCATTTGCAATAGATACATATACAGGTAATGGTAGCACAACTTCTTATAGTGTAACCTTTCCGTACATTACAACTGCTGATGTTGTTGTAACTGTAGATGGTGTTACAAAAACATTAACTACAGATTATACTTTTTCTAACTCATCTACTATTGCATTTGGGTCGGCTCCTGCAAATAGTTCTATAATTAAAATTACTAGGTCTTCAAATAGAAATGCTAGACTTGTAGATTATCAAGATGGCTCTACACTTACAGAAGCATCGCTTGACCAAGATGGAAACCAAGCTTTCTTTATGGCACAAGAAGCCATTGATATTACAGAAGGTACTTTAAATATTTCTACAACTACAGACCAATGGGACGCTAATTCTAAAAGAATTACTAATGTTGCAAACCCTACGTCAGATCAAGATGTAGCTACTAAAAATTATTTAGAAAACACTTGGTTATCAGCTACAGATAAAGCTACATTAAATAGTGTTAACTCTAATATTTCAAACATTAATTCAGTAAATAGTAATGCTTCAAATATTAACTCTGCTGTATCTAATGCTACTAACATTAATACAGTAGCTACGAATATTGGTTCAGTAAATACAGTTGCAACGGATATTACAAAAGTTGTTGCAGTAGCAAATGATTTAGCAGAAGCAGTATCAGAAATTGAAACTGTAGCTGATGACTTAAATGAAAGTACAAGTGAAATTGATGTTGTTTCAAATAACATAGCTAACGTAAATACAGTAGGTGGTATTTCAGCTGATGTAACTACAGTAGCAGGGATTTCATCAGCAGTTTCTGCTGTAAATAGTAACAGTTCAAATATCAATGCAGTAAATTCAAACTCTAGCAACATTAATACAGTTGCGGGTGATAGTGCAGAAATAAATAGTGTTGCAGGTATATCGTCAGATGTAACCGCAGTTGCAGGAATATCTAGTGCAGTATCAGCAGTTAATTCAAATTCATCTAACATTAATGCTGTTAATTCAAACTCTGCCAATATTAATACTGTAGCAGGTAATAATACAAATATTAATACAGTAGCAGGAGCAAACGCAAATATTTCTAGTGTTGCTACAAACATAGCCTCTGTAAATAACTTTGCAGAACAATATAGAATTTCAAGTTCAGCACCTACATCAAGTTTA